GCATTTTCTTTAGCTATAATATCTTTATTACCACCTGCTAGTGGGAAAAAATCTGGTGAATTGCCGATATTAACATGAAATTTTAAAATTTGTCCTAATGTAACATCTATTTCTATTTTATCTTGATCTACTGCATTTGTTTTTAAGCCAGTACGTGCAGCAAATAAACAAGAATTTTTATATCGTTCAACATTAGCCGCATGAGCTGCATTTGTTGCCTTTTGCCATTCTAATAATGCACCCTTTATATCACCTCCAGAACCTGGATTCACAAATAATGGAAACGAAACACGTACACGTTTAAATGGTAATCGCCATCCTTGCCCATTTCGTAATGGTTCTGAAACACCAAATATTGACATGGTAGACGGTATCCTAACGCCACTAAATATAGGCTGTAGATTATCATTAGTTCGTAAGTCAGCCAGAAATACATCAGTGTCATTGCGTGGATTTAGGTCGCCTTTTACCTTATTAGTTATATTTATACGATTTGTTGCATTACCATTTCTAAAATATAATCCTAATTTACTTTCTTGATAGCCACGTAATAAACTATCACCTATTCCTATGCCATCTAAATCGGGTATTGATGCTAATTTGCCGCCATTAGCAAGAAATATTGCTAATAATTCCTGACCATCACCTTGGCTTAATAATTGTGACCATAGTAATTTTGTTTCTACTCTTACACCACCAAAACCACCACGACGATTAGCAAATACTAATTGCATTGCATCGCCTAATCTTGCTAATGGCTGTATAGATGTAAATCCATCAACATTTCTAAATCTATTTTCAACATTAACACTTGCACCAGTTATATCATCACCACGTTGTTGTTGTGATGGATCAGATTGTTTTGGTATTTTAGGTTTTGGTGCTAATGCTGATGCTGCGACACTAAGTCCAATACCAACAATAGTAGTAACAATTGCTGATACTGGATCACATACAATATCTGGGATATGGTCATATGAAGCATCGCGTTTAGGGCGATAATTTGCTACTTCATTTGCATACCATTGATATTCTTCTAATGTAATTCCTAATGTATCAATTAATTGTTTTTCCCATGGCAATATCGCGCCACGTATTTGATGGTTGATGACCATATCACGCGATTTATCTGGGCGCTGCAATGAAGCCATCCGGTGTCATAAAAAACTGCTAGTCCAAAACCATTATTAGCTGGGACTAACCCAATAATACCAGTTTCGGCTGGTATTCCCCATAATTCTAATTGTTCTTTAAAAATTGTGGTATCACCTTTAGATAAACGCCGATACCAGCTACGTTTTGGTATCGGTGCATTAATTCCATACCATGCTAACACCCATCTACATAAATTAATGCAGTCTGTAGCACCATGTCGTGATGGTTCTGCACCAAGTCGATATGGTAATCCAATTAAATCAGCCGGATCGGATAGCACCCGTGCTTGGTAATGCTCCGACTGCCTCACGACTGATGCGTAAATTAGGTGCTTGGGCTCCAATAGCATCGAGCGCACTGCTAAGTTCCATTTCTACTGCTTGTGTATTATATGATAATCCAGTTGCCATCCATGTTTCATCACCTAATATTGTCTGGGGTGTGTAAGTATCATTTAATTGATAAGTTTTTACATTAACTGTCCAATTATTATTTACTGCTTGCTGCACCCAATTTAAAGTTAAATAATTTGCTGGTAAGATAAGTTGGCTGCTAATATTATCGCCATTTTTTGTTTTTTGTGCGCCTCTATAATTAAATGGTAATAACTGATATGGATTACCGTCAAATGTTACTGATCCTTCAGAAAAGAAATTTTGCCAGCGGGTTATATTATTTGTATTGCTAGTAAAAGTAACAAAATTACCAATGATGAATATACTCATTTTAGACCTACCTGTCTGCGATAACTAGGTGATTGTTGTAATTTAGTAGTAATTTGTGCTGCACCTGCTTTAGCACCAGCGGCTGCTGCACGTTTTTCTGTTGCAATCATTGCCGCTTGTAATTGTTCCGTACTAACATAATCTTGCCCAAGGAATCTTGTAGTTTCAAAGCTCATTGATAATACCGGAGTTAATGCCATATCACCTTCTGCGCCGCTGTTACTGCCTATATTATTACCATTATTACTTCTACGTTGATAACGTGCCATTGCAACGGCTGTAGTATCTGTTGGGATGATCGTACCTGCTGTACGTGGTACGAATAGTTCAGGGCCTCGCTCACCAACAAGTGATGGTCTACCAACTGGCGGAATACCACCATCGGCAAAGCTAAATAATTTATTACCGCCAATTTCAATATTGGTAGCCTTAAGTAATGATTTAATACCAAAAGATATAAGCATCTTACCAATATCTTTTAATATATCAGATAAAGATTCTTGTAAAGTTTTAGCACCTGTTATGGCACCATCTATAGCACCGATAATACCAGTTGCGATACTAGATCCAATATCTTTTACTACGTTAGCAATTTTTTCTTTTTCGGCTAATAATGCTTTAGTAGCATTAATATCTTTTAATGTGTTTAACACACTAGTTTCTTGTAATCCAATAGTGTTGGCCATAATATCACGTAATTGCATTTTTAAGATTACTTCTGCCTCATTACCATTAAGACGCGCTTTTAAAATCGCAAGCTCATCTTCTAATGGTTGCATACGGTCTTGGCCTAATTTTGTTTGTTTTTGAAGTTCTGCGGCTTTGATTTCATTGTTTAGTGCAGTAAGTTCTTTTCTTTGTTTCTCGTCTAGTAATTTATCAATTTTATTTTGGTTATCTATGTATTTATTGTTAATGTCCAGTATTCGTTGTTCAATATCGCTAGATGCCTTTAATGCATCTTTTTGGCGTTGTAATTCAACTGTTAATTCTTTGCCAGTTTTTAGTGACTCAAGTTTAGCCTCCGCTTCTTCTTGGTTAAACGCCAATGCTTTTAATTTAAGTTCATTTTCTCTAACTTGTATTTGCTGTCTATAAACCGCAATTGCTCGATTAATTTGCTCTATTGATTTTCCTTTTTCTAAATATCCATTGCGATTCTTAATTACAAAATCAATTGCCTCTTGCAATACCTTAATTTCTTCTGTAGGTCTTATTAACTGCTTTTGATTTGCTAATTGTTTGGCAAGCTCTTGATTCCCATCTTTTAACGCTATCAGTCTTTTTTCTTCTAATTCAATCTCTAACCGTGATATTGATGTTTCAGATCTTGCTTTAGCTAAATCTGCTCCAATTAGATCTTTTAAACTATGCTTACCTGGTGCTGGTGTATCAATCTGCTCCGAACGGGGTGGTGGATTTTCCGGTTTGTCCTGTCTTGTCGGCAATCCTAGAATAGCCCTGGCATCCTTCTCACGTAGAGAAAGGATTTTTAAACGCATATTCTTTTGAAGGTTGCCAGGGCCACTAATTGAACTAGCGGCTTGCACTAACCGAATTTCTTCGCGCTCTTTGTCAATTGCGGCCAAAGTTTGGCGTGCAATTTTTTTAGATTCTTCGGATGCTGATCCGCTAAATGTTGCTGCTGCTCCACCTGCTTTGCTAATGCCACGTAAACGATCCAATTCTGACTGTGCGTTTATGAATTCTTGAAGGCCAAATATGACAAGATTAACGCCAATAGTGATTATTCCAATTTTCAATAGGTTTTGCAAAGCAATGCGCAATCCAGTTAATGCAGGCATTGCACCAACTGCTGCTGCTTGAAGAGCTTTAGTATTATTAGTATAAAGAGCAGTCGCAGATGCACTTCCAGTTGCGGCAGTACCAATTGCTGTTGTTGTAGCAGCCATACTTGTCATTGCAATAACAAAGCTTGCTCGCAAAGCAATGATTCCTTCAATTGCTTTTTGTAATAGGGCCATTACAGTTACAGCCTTGATTATTTGTGCGATAAAGTTCGAAACGGGTTGCGGTATTGCGTTGATTAGATCGGCAAAGACATTAAGAGAGTCAGCTACATTTTTGATTGTCTGAAGAATTGTTGGGCCAAATGCTTTTCCTATTGCTTCGCTAAGATTCTTAAAAGCTGTATCTAACGCTTTTAGCTTATTTTCAAGGCTGTTTTTCATTTCATCAAAATCTTTATTTGTTTTTCCTGTTGCATCTTGAATACTTGCTAATGCAGCAGCAAAGTCTTTGCCATTCTTGGACGCAGCAGCAAAAGCACCGCGCATTGCTTCTTGGGAGCCAAGCAATCTAACAGCTGCTTCTTTATTGCCATTCATTTTTTTAGCTAACTCTGCAATTAACCCATCAAAACCTTTAGCATTAAGGCCTGCTATATTCCACTGTATACCCAACAACTTTGCCGCTTCTTGGCTTTCTTTTGTCGGTTGCAATATTGTGTTAAGTGTTGCACCTAATCCTGTAAATGCAATTTCCGCCGTGGCACCATTTTTTGTTGCAGCAGCAATAAATGCATTAACTTCATCAATGCTTACGCCAGCAATAGCGGCAATAGACGCAACTCGTCCAAGTTGGCTAGTATAATCAGCCCATTCGACTTGGCCATATTCAATAGCCTTGCTAATACTATCAGTAACTTTAATTGCTTCATTGCCACTTAAACCATAAGCATTAAGGGTCTTTGTTAATACTTCAGTCACCTGCGTTGTATTAGCAAGGCCTCCAATTGCTGCTTTTGTTGCAGCTTCTATAACCTTAAGATTCGCACCTGTTTCCGTAAATCCAGCTGATAATGCTTGATAACTAGCAGCAGCTAATTCAGCTTTATTTGCAATTCCGTCTAGATTTCGACTAAGCTGGCCAAGTCCTTTATCAAGTGCAGTTACATCACCGCCAACAGTCCCAAGGCGTTTTAAATTTGTATCTAATTCTCTTATATCTTGGATAACTTTGCTAATCGCAAAACTTACACCAAAGGCAGCAGCAGCTTGTGTTAATGCGTTAAAAGCTTGTTCAGTCGCTTTAGCGCCAACTTGAACTTCACGCAATTTTTGAGTTGCGCCACGGCTATCAACATTAATGGCAACATTAGCGACGACTGACATGGCTTTTAGTGTCTTCTTTTCATTCTACGCTCTTGTTCTTCATTTTGCAGCTCGAAATATGCTGACCATATCAACAATTCCTCTAGCGTTACCTCATGCTGCAACCGCACTAATGAATAACCTAATTCCTTTGCAACTCCAAGTTGCAATAATAATAAATTATCTTTTTTTAATTCAATCTTTAACGCTTTTCATATCGGT